GAATCTTGTTGATCTAATGTAAAATATTTAGGAACAAATTTACTCATATTTTCAACAATAGATTTTGGTTTTAAAACTTGATTTGTTTCCCACATATTAATAATCAAATTAAGATAACCAAGTACTACATAATATTCCTTGCGTTGTTTATTCGTTTGATCAGGATCATCAGAACGATATTTTGTAGACAAAAAATAATCACTTAAACGTAAAGTATTACTCAAACATTGAAGTACAGAATTCATAAAACACTTGTTTCCCAAATTTGTTAATCCAGTTAGTCCTTTTGATACATACTTTGATTTTTTTTGTATTAGTTCGTGATGATAATGTAAATCGTATTCGTAACTCATCTTATTATACTTTTGTACCTTAAATTACTATTCAATTATTTTTAAATTTTAAACAAATTTTTTTTATTATTTAATTACAAGGAATTACAAGGAATATCTTTAAATGAATAGCGATACTGGGTCACTTGATAGCGTTTGTTTTCGTAGAAACGATTTCAATTTATATGTTTTTTTAATGTTTTGTATAATAATGTACTTGTGCTTTATACTTAAAAAACGTAGAGACGAATATAAAATCGAATATAAAAGATCTAATGAAACATTTGTTTCTGATATACACGGTAACGTAAACGGTAACGCACAAGGTAACGTACACGGTAATTTACAACAACGAATAATTCAATTACAACAAGATCTTTTTGCTTGCAAAACAGCACATCAAACATGTGTCGGTGATTTAAGAGAAACACAATCGCAAATAACTCCTACCGTACAAACTCGCCAATCCCTAAATAGAATTTATAATCCTCTTGTACCACCAGAAAGAACATATCCTTTAGGAAAATTTAATCAAGCAGCAAACGATGATTATCAACAAATGGGATTTATATTTAATAACAATGATCGTTATCCATTGTATGGTAGACCAAAATATCCCGGAAGAACAGAAAAATATGAATATTACATAATAGATGAAACACGAAATCGATTAAAAATTCCATACAAATCTCGAAATGATAATGAATTATACGATGGCGATTCTATACGAGTTGATATATTAAACGGTGATTTTACTGTAAAAATTTATGATTTTGACAATTTCAGATATAATCCAGACATATTGTAATTAATTGATGTTTTTTGAATTTTTTGGTATATATGTTATATATAAAACTTTTATACTATACATTTTATCATATTCATTGCTATATACTTTTTCATATGATTCCCTTGTTAATATAAATTTACCACCAGGTGGTAATAAAATTTCATCCTCTGATTTGTATTTTGATACATTTTTAACATACAAAAAACGACTACCTGGTTGTAAATTTATTACTAATGCACAACAACCATGGTTTTTTATAAAATCATATATATTATGTTTTGATAATGACGTTGATACAAATGATGATAATGTAGTTTCGAGATCATTTGCTATTTGTAAACGTATACCTCTATAAACAGTTAATGTAGATGTTGATTCTGGAGCATTGTTTATTATTGTTTCTAAAATTGTTTTATATTCTGAATTTACATTTAGTATTTTGTTATCAATTGTATATGCATAAATTATATCCTTTTCAGTTTTTGATAAATTTTTAATGTATTGCAAATTATGTTTTAAACTTGATTTTATATTACCCATATATAAGATCAATAAAAAAATTAATGGAATTTTCTAAACAATAATAAATAATTTCCTGGTGTTTTTATAAAGTAAGCTGTGCAAAATTTTTCAACATATTTGACTGTAATGAAAATATAAAACTAGAAAAAAGTACATTTGGCGCCTGTATTTGCATATCAACACTAAATTTGTATGTTGTTAACATATGCAAATAATATGATGTAATAATAACAGTCAATAGTTGTAATAATCCAAATGATATATTGTTTAATCCGTCGTATTTTTTTTGAATAGCAGTAAAAATATTATCTATACTTTTACCAAATGTAAATGCTAAAAAAAAAATTTTTAAACTATGTAAAATATATGTGTTAATCTGCATTAAAGTCTTATTGTTATTTAAATATATTTTATTTTTTAAAAAATTAATGGAATTTCCCAGACAATAATATTTGTTCATTATTATTAAGCGAATATACTATGTTAATTTGATCATAACTTACCAAATCGTTAATATTTTTATCAGATATAAATTTTAATTTATAAATACCATCACCATCCTTTACAAGATCACCTATTTTCATTGAACCTCGAGTTTTAGAATTTCTTAAAAACACACTGTATTTTTGTTTCGTAGTATTTCTTTCAGCTTTATCATAGATATTACCATCTAACACAAATAAATTACAATAAACTTCTAAACGGTAAACTACCTTTTCATCTTGTGATGAAACGAATCGTTTTGCTTGACCAAAAAATAAATTATCTTCAGATGGCGCTAATAATGGAACACTTTGATAAGTAGACCGTGGAGCTGATTTAAATGAATACATTTCATCATTACTAAAATGTTCTACATAATTACTGTTACTTTTACAATTACATTTTCCATCTACACAATTGCACATTACATATTTTAATCCACCCTTTCTTAACATTCGTGGTTCATACGTAATAATATCGTTTGGATCTTCCATGGGAGGAAATATGACATTTATACAAGATATAAATAAAGACAAGATCAAAATAGTTAATGAAAATGCAAAAATGATTTTAAAATTAAATGCCACACACTGTAATACTTCTTTTGGATTTGTTGTAAAAAAAGAACTACCCATCGAATCTGTAAGATTAGTATTTATAGTTTCACTAGCAGTTGAAATAGACATTTATATAATTATTAAATATAAAAAAAAGTTACATTAAATTAATTATTAAAAATGAAAATACAAGATTCCAAATAAATTGTGGTTCTAACTTGATCTCGTAATTTCTTGGTAAATTTACACTCGTAGAACTCGTAGAACTTGTAATTGCAGTTGTAATCGCAGTTGTAATTGCGCTCGTAATCACACTCGTAATCGCACTCGTAGAACTCGTAATCGCACTTGCAGATTCAGAACTTGTAGAACTCGTAATCGAACTTGTAGAACTTGTAGAACTTGTAGAACTTGTAGGTGTAATAGTACTTTCAGTTGTAGAATTACAAGATAATTTTAATGATTTAATTGATAAAATGTATGGTTGTGAATTCCAATTGATACCAGTTCCAGCCCAACTAGAAGGTTTTGCTTCCCAAATTCCAAATTGTACTTTACTTGGTGAATCTGGATAATTTTTAGTTTCATTTCGGAATAATTTACGTAAAGTATACTTATTAAAACGCCATTCGTAAAAATCTGGAGTCCAATGTATTGAATAAGTATGATAAAAATCAGCTAATGGATTTTTAGTTTTGTACATTTTAGCATTTTTATCAAAGATTGGAATTCCCTTATAAAAGTAATTTGTTTGAATAACGTTTGTTTTGTTTAATGTATTCTGTACAAATTCAAAATCAATTTCGTCTTTATTTTCAGCCATTAAAATAAAAGAAGAGACTACATTCATTCCAGGTGATACTTTTAAAGTAGCTTCGATTGTACCATAATGTAAAGTATCGGCAATACTAAGTCTAGTTCCACCAGTATTTTTCGTTAAATGCAAATTTAATAACCCATTTGTTTGACGAATATTTTCAGAATTATAATCCGCAATTAATCCCTGTTTATTATACGGTAAATTACCATTGTATTCAAATGGCTTACATAATGTTTGTGCATTTGCAAGTTTTATAATCATAGGTACTAGTAAGTATTTTAAGTTGAACATTGGCATTTAAAAATAAAAAGAATAATATTTTTAAATTCAATCTTGATATATTAATTTTTTGATATTACTTTTTTAAAAGTAATTTTTTAAAAGTATTAATTGTTGTTAAAATGTTTATTACTTTTTGATATTACTTTTTGATATTACTTTTTGATATTACTTTTTTTAAAAAGTAATTTAAAAATCGTCAGAATCAAATGTAATTTTACGGTCTTCTTCAGTTGTTCCAACGTTAGCTCGTTGATAATTTGTAACTGTATTTTCAAAAAAGTTTACTTTTTCATTTAAACTAATCATTTCCATAAAAGGAAATGGATTTGTAGTATTATAAATTTTAGAATAACCTAATAAAACTAACCATCTATCAGCAACCATTTCAATATATTGGCTCATTAAATTACAATTCATTCCAATTAAAGAAACTGGTAAGCTTTCTGTTATAAATTCCTTTTCAATATCAACAGCTTCCTTGAAAATATCGTGAGCAATCGTTTCATCCAAACGATTTTCCAACATATTATAAAGTTCAATTGCAAAGGTGCTGTGGAGATTTTCATCACGCGAAATTAGTGAATTTGCTGTGCCAAGTCCTGGCATTAAACCTCGACTTTTTAACCAGTAAATAGCACAAAATGATCCGGAAAAGAAAATCCCCTCGACACAAATAAATGCTAAAAGTCTTTGTGCAAAACTTGGACGTTCCTTTACTAAATAATTAAGAGCCTCGATATGGTCATCTGCTAATGGCATGTCAGCATACTCGTTACTACTATGTAAAAATTCAAAACTACTCATATATTTTTCTGGTATCATTTGTTGTAAAGTACTACCTTGTTCAATCCATTTAATTGCCCAATCAGCTTTGCGTTTAACTGCAGGAATTGTTTCTACAGCATTAAATAATCCAGCTTTTTCTTCCGTATTAGAAATATATGTATCAATAAGAAGAGAATATGTTTCACTATGAATTGCCTCTATCATCATTTGAACAGAATAAAATTGCCTAGCCTCTGGTATTTGAACTTCATTGTAAAAATTGACTATTAAATTTTCATTTACTATACCATCACTTGCTGCAAAAAATGCCAAAATATTTTTTATAAACCACCTTTCATTATCGTTTAATTTATTTTTCCAATCAACTAAATCATCCGTTAGTTTTACTTCTTCAGCTGTCCAAAAGGTACCTAAGTGTTGCTTATAAAATTTCCATAAATTATGGTAACGAATTGGAAAAACTGTATAACGAGCACTTCCTGTATTTTTAATAATGGATTCTGACATATCTATATATATATATATACATATTATTTAAATTTATTTTTTTTTAAAATTAAAGATTAATAATTAAAAAACGTGCATTTCTACTTTTTTTATTTATTATGTAATAATAATATATGGTTTTATCTTTAAAAATAATAGGATATTATGAACATTGTAATTTTGGAGATGAGCAATATAAATCATCATTCGCAAACTTATTCCAAGAATACATCCAAGACGACTACATATTAGACTTTTATGATTGTGATAAAATTTATCATGAAACATTTAATGATACAGATACTATTATAATTGGAGGAGGAGATATCCTAAACCCATATTTTTTAAATAAAATAACTGAAAAATTTACTGGACAACCAAATACAATTATCGCATTATCCGTTGGGTTACCTTATACAGAAACTCTTCTCCAAAATAATGATTTAAACATTATAGATTACATATTCCTAAGAACCCCACAAGACTTGATGATTTTTAATAAATATTTTGATAAAGATCGTGTTTTTTATTTACCTGATATTTCTTATATCTTGTCAGAAAATTACTCGTTTACAAAAAATTTAATACAAACGCAACAATTATCACAAACAAATACAGTATCCCCGACACCTTCGTTGTATTCTGCATTTCTAAAAGATTACAGAAAAACTAATCGTAACAATGAACAAGATACCAAAGATACCAAAGATACCAAAGATACCAAAGATACCAAAGATACCAAAGATACCAAAGATACCAAAGATACCAAAGATACCAAAGATATCAAAGATACCAAAGATACCAAAGATACCAAAGATACCAAAGATACCAAAGATACCAAAGATACCAAAGATACCAAAGATACCAAAGATACCAAAGATACCAAAGATACCAAAGATACCAAAGA